TTGGTTTTGCTTTAGGTATGTTTGTGAGTGCTTTAGTAATGTTATTAGTGAAATTAAAATAACATGAAAGAGGCTTTTATATTGTGTTATGAATACCCATGGGCCGCAATTGGTTTAGGTATTTTTATACTCGCTTTTCTTGATAAAGCAATCACTTATATGACTATTCAGGAACGTATTATTGACAAAAAAATCAAGAAGATATGCGAAGAGAGAATCTCAAAGTCATAAGGAGAATGATACAGGTTATGGGCAAAGATGCGGCTATTGACAAGGTGCAGGAGGAAGCTCAAGAATTAGCTCTTGCGTTGCATCAACTCAAGTGCCCAACAAAGACAGATAAAAAGAAGCGTTTGAATGACGTTTATGGTGAATTAGCTGATATGAAGATTATGATGCGTCAAGCGGAAATGTTGTTCAGCAAAAAGAAAATAAACCGTTTAGTTAATCAAAAGTTGCAACAAAAAAGAGAAAAATATTTAAGCAATGAAAAATCAAACAGTAAACCCAGAAAAGAGTGAGTCTTGTAATGGTTCTTGTGAGACTTGCGATTGTAAAACAGATAAAAAATAAGTTATGAAAGGTAAGTATTTAATCACAACTGATAATTGGTTTTATGGTCCAGATGGATTTCAGTATAGAGCAGTTTGGGGTGAAGTTCAAATTGTAGAAGATTCTTTCTTGGGTATTAAAACCAACATTAGAAGTTCAAATTGGTATGCAAAAATAGGTACTGAAGATAATCACGTTATTGTCGCCGGTTGTCAAATTCATTACGCTGTTAAAACAGACAAGAAACCAAAAACTATCGCGTCAGACATAACTGTTAATGACGGAGTTAGAAAGACTGAAGAAAGAATAAATGCGGTGTATATCGCTGAATAAAAAATGGCTGGTGGCGAAATGGTAGACGCTGAGGATTTGAAGTACAAGAGTCCAATAGATAAAATACCCAATTGAGACGTGGGAGCATTCAGATAATGGTTAATGATTATCCTTTCGGGGAGTAGTTTAGAAATTCCATTCCAGGTTCGAATCCTGGTCAGCCAACAAAGGAAAGCCGACGCCTTAAGTAAGCACAAATTAAAACATTTATTAAAGAATGGAAAATGTACAAAGAGCAGTGATTGAAGCATTGCAAGACCCAAGAGTAGTGGCTGAATTTGCCGCATCAGTTAGCAAAAAAATGTTGGCTTTAAAATCAAAGCCAAGCAATAGTGAGGACCTTTATGTAAGAAACCACGTTGTCTTTGCTGAAGCTGGTGATGTAAAAGGAACCTACATGATTGCGAAAGAAATTGAAGAAGCTATTTTGCAAATCAATCCAGAGTTTGAAATCAAAACAAGAACTTTTGGAAAATCTTTATTGACTGAAGCAAAAGAAGTTAAGTCAACAAACAAAGGCAAAGCGTATTTTGTAAGAGCTATCGTCAGCGATATGAAAGAATATGCTGAGTCATTAAGTGTTGAAGACCATGAGGAAGTGGTTGAAACAAAAGAAGAGGTTCAAGAAGAAAAACCTAAAAAAGACAAAAAGAAAGACAAGAAGGACAAAAAATCAAAAGGCTCAGACGTTGTAAAAGAAGTGATTGAGTCGGCTGAAGAGGAACTTCCAAAAATTGAACCAAAAGACGCTTTTGAAAAACCGGCTGTTGATGTAGGTTTGTTAATTGAAGCGGTAAATGGTTTTGAAAGTATTGCTGAACTTGACGAGCACTTACAAAGTATGAGTCAAACAAAATTAATCAAATTCATCAATAAGTACAAAATGCCTATTATAACATCAGATGCTGATGAAGATGAGTTGGTTAGTCGTATCTTAAACTTAATCAAAGAGCACTTGCCAAAAGAGGAAGAAACTGTTCAAGAAGAGCCTGTTGTCGAGGAAAAGAAAGACAAGAAAAAGGACAAAAAGAAGGACAAAAAGTCTAAAGGTGATGACGCTTTTTCTGAAATCGGCAAAAAAGATAAAAAGAAAAAGAAAAAAAATAAAGACAAATAATTTGTCAGTGTGAAATATTTTGCTTTCCTTCGCGATGTAGATACGATATTGATGAAAGCAAAAGACAACACTAAAAATCTTAAAAGCATAAAAGGGCGGGAACACTTCATTATTTCATCATTTTGTTGTTGTATCTACAACCCGCTCTTTTGCTTTTTTAATCATAAACTTTTACGATTATGGAATTAAGAAAAAGATACAATGATAAGCATCTTCAAGAATTCTCTAACCAACTTATTGGATTGAGTGAGCAGATTGGCTTTAAAGTTTCAGCACGTGGTTGGGCTTATTTGATGGAACAACATAGAATGATTAATAAAGATGAGTTTGACAAAGTCAACGACCTTATTAACTCATGTAGAAGAAAAGGCTTTTTACCAATTGATTTTGTTGCTGAGGAAAGTGCAAGACAATTTGAAGGAGTTATTAATATTTCAAACAAAACAATTTACGAAGATTTCGCTGTTTGGTTGGGTGGGGCACTTGAAGCCGTTTACCACTACGATTTAGATTGGTGGATTGGTGAAGAATATTATATTCAGATGGTGGTTGAAAAAGTTGATTTAGTTACCTTGTTCAGTCCTGTTTGTCGTACATATAAAATCCCGATTGCCAACAGTAAAGGTTGGTCTTCAATGTTACAGCGAGCCGAATACGCAAGACGTTTTAAAGAGGCTGAGGATAAAGGTTTAAAATGTGTTTTACTTTATTGTGGTGACCATGACCCTGATGGATTAAGGATTGGTGAGTTTTTGAGAAAAAACCTACAAGACATTTGTGATGTTAGTTGGGAAGATGGTGAAGATGGTTATGACCCTTCAAACCTTATCATTGATAGATTTGGGTTAAATTACGACTTTATTAAAAAGAATAAATTTACCTGGATTGATAACTTAATTACCGGTAGCGGCAAAGATTTAGCAAGTCCAAAGCATAAGAATTTTGATATGCCTTATGTTCAACAGTACTTAAAAGAAATAGGCGAGCGTAAATGTGAAGCCAACGTGATTGTAACGATGCCAAAGATTGCTCGTGACTTATGTACTGAAGCAATAGAAAAATATCTTGGTCCTGACGCTCGTTTACGTTTCTCTAAAAAGAAAGACCAACTTGAAGAAGAATTTGAAGAGTGGTTAGAAGAAACAGGTTCAAAAGAAAAAATAGAGTCAGTCATTCATTTAGCAAACAACAAATAATCATGGCAAAGAAAATAATTGGAACGGTTGGTCATACAGGACAACCGACCAGCACCCTATCAAGTAAAGATATCAAAGAGTTAGCCAAAGCAGTTAAAGACAGATTGGAAAAGGAAAGACAAAAACCAAAGCCAGTCAGTCGTGAAGATTTTGCAAGTGATGAGGAATGGAATGCTTTTTTATTATTTACAAAACCTATACCTTTACGAAAACGAGTAGATGTACCTTTCAAAACGCTTGGTGAGTATTTGAATGAATATAACTTAATCATGTCAAAACAGAGCCAACTCAACTCAACTCAAAGAATCTTGATTAAGAACGTGATTCATGCTGAAGTAAGAAAAGGAACAATCATGTTAATTAAAGGGTAAAAATGAAGTACAACGGAAAGAATAGTAATGCTTTCAATTATATTTCGTCAAAGTATATTTTCAGATTTAATGTTGTCACAAACTTTTATGAGTTTAGGAAAAACAAAAAGAAATCAAAGTGGAAAAAATATGATGACAGGTATAAGAACGCCATCTTGTTAGAGCTTATGGCGGAGCATATCGACGTTCCTTCCGACAAGGTAAATATTTTTATTGAAAGCCCAGATTTTAGCCCTGATTATAATCCTTTTGAGGAGTATTTTGAAAATCTAAAAGCCTGGGATGGTAAAAAAGACTACATAAAAAAAATATCCAAAACAGTTGAAACTGAAAACTCAAAACACTTTCACAATACTTTAGTAAGGTATCTTGTTGGTTGTATTGACTGTTTGTTGAAGCCTGACAGCGTCAATGACGTTTGTTTAGTGTTTCAATCAGGACAGGGTATTGGAAAAACAAGATGGATGCGGTCTTTGTTACCAAAACACTTTCAAAGCGAATATCTATACGAGGGGAATATCGATACAAAAAATAAAGACCACACAATTTATTTAAGTCAGTATTGGTTTATACATCTTGATGAGTTGGAAACTTTAAGAAGTAATGATATATCAGCCATAAAGTCATACATTACAAGACAGCGTATTTCTGTCCGTGCGGCATACGGAAGATATAAAACAAATTTTGTTCGACGAGCGAGCTTCCTTGGCTCTGTAAATGACGATAAGTTCTTGTCTGATATTACAGGAAATAGACGTTGGTTAGTTTTTAAAGTTAATAAAATTGATTATCAACATAATGTTAATCCTGATGATGTTTGGTCACAGGCTTACAAGTTATGGAAAGACGGACATCGTTATTGGTTTGATATTGACGAAATCAAAGAAATTAACCAACAGAACGAACGATTTAGAACAGTTAGTCTTGAGGAAGAATTGTTTCTGCGATACTTTAGTTGTAATAGTGAAAAAGGACGTGGAGAAATGCTTTCAGGCAGTGAGGTCATACAGAAGATACTGTACAACGTGCCAGCGTTCTCATCAAAGATGGGTTCAATTAATATGGGTAAAGCGTTGGCAAAACATTCTTTGCATAAGCAAATGAGAGGAGGGATTCAAAGGTATTGGGTTGAATACAATGGTGTTGACGCACCTGTAGAAAGTCCATCACCTGCATCACATGGAGAGAAAGCAAAACCAAATGAAGAACAAGATGACTTACCGTTCTAAAAGAAAAGAGTATAAAAGAATTACACAAAAAGAGGAAGATTTGATAATTGATTCTTTTTTAACGTTAAAAAATAACACGGTTAAAGAAATTTCAATAAAAACTAACCTCACTGAAAGCGTCGTTAGCCGAGTGATTAGTAAACATCTTGAAAATAAATTCAAAAAAACTTGATTTTTTTTTGCGAAAAGTTTTGCGGTTCAAATTAGTTGCCTTACATTTGCTGAGTAGATAACAACTAAAAATATACAAATTATGGAAACTAAAATGTTAGAAGAGTTTGAAAACATCTGTATCAGATTAAGTGAAGCAATTGAAAATCAAACCAACACCAAAGAAATCATTGAAAAAAGAGCCTTACACGTTCGTAGTTTTATGTTGAAATGTGATGTTGATGTTGAAAAAATTCATGCAATTGAATCAAAATACAATCTTTAATATTATGGCAAAGTTTACATCACAGCAGTTAAAAGACGGAGAAAGCTTCACATTCACTAATGGTGATGATGAGCTTGAAATTTGGCACAAAACTGATAATAAAAATAATTGGATAAATCCATTTCAAGGAATGTTTAATGGTGAATTCTTTTCATACAAAACATTTAACGGTTTATTTTTGCATTGCGAAAAACTAATCGAGAAATATGGTTTAACAATGAATGAAGATGAAGAAGATGATTAGGTTATTCTTTAACGTGTCTAGATACATTAAGAAGATGCGTATCGTTGAAAAACGAAAAGACGCTGTGATTGATTTCAATAACCAAAAGAAAGAAATTCTCAAAGTGCTACTGAAAGACAAAACAATTAATGAGTCAACAAGGCTTTTTGATTCAGTTTTAGAAGAATACTTTGCTGAAATGAATTCAAGATACGTTGAAAAATGCAAAGACAAAATAAGATTAGAAAAATTATTTAAAAACCACAAAAAAAGTTTAAAATGAGTACTGACAAAAATTTAGGCGAAGAAATTCAAAAACATTTGATATCACTTGGAATTGAAACACCATTCAAGGCAGATGTTTACACAAAAGAAGAACAAATGACTGTGATTGATGATAGTTTTAAAAACATCATGCAGGTAATGGGTCTTGATTTACTTGACGACAGTTTAAAAGATACTCCTTCAAGAGTTGCAAAAATGTTCTCAAAAGAAATATTTGAAGGATTGGATTATGCTAACTTTCCAAAATGTACAAATGTTGATAATAAATTCAAAGCCGATGAAATGGTTATTGAGGGAGGTATTGACGTCAGTAGCGTATGTGAGCATCACTTTCAAAATATTGAGGGTACAGCCAAAATTGCTTACATTCCAAAAAACAAAGTTTTGGGTCTTTCAAAATTGAATAGAATTGTTAGATTCTTTAGTAAAAGACCACAAATTCAAGAAAGACTTACTTTACAAATTCAAGCCGCTTTGGTTTATATTTTAGAAACTGAAGACGTGGCTGTTGAAATTAGAGCTGTTCATCATTGTGTAAAAGCAAGAGGAATTGAGGATAAGAACTGTTTTACCACGACAAGAAAAGTTGGTGGAGCATTTAAAAACGAATCAACAAAGAACGAATTTTTAAATACCAAATAAAATGGCAAATTATAAATCAACCAAGATATTTGATAATTTCTCTGTCGCTTTAAGACAGCACAAGGCACAGCATAGTCATTGTCAATTGCTTCACGGCTATGCTTTTAAAATTAAAGTTTGGTTTGAGTCAAAAGAATTTGAGACTGACAAAATGTTAGACGAAATGAATTGGATTGTTGACTTCGGTTTGTTTGGACGTAATGGCTTGAAAGATTGGTTAAATCATATGTTTGACCATACACTTTTAATTGAAAAAGACGACCCACAATTAGAGTCATTTAAAGTGCTTGAAGAGCTTGGGTTGTGTCATTTACGTATTATGGATAGAATGGGTGCTGAATCGTTGGCAAAATTAGTTTATGACAAATTTACCGATGTTTTTGACAAAACAGAGGGTGGTAGAATTATGGTATCGAAAGTTGAAGTCTTTGAAAACGACAAAAACTCAGGTATTTACGAGGGGTTTTAAAATAATTTGAAAATAATTTGCGAAATGTTTTGTAGAATGAATCTGTTGTCATACTTTTGCTTTGTAGATATAACAATAAACAAGATGAGCACAAAAGTAACTCCACAAGAATTAGATTACCAAACAACTAAATTTGAAGATTTAGGATTTTTCATTGAATACATTGTAGATGGAAGATTAATTGGTGTTAAGAATGTTTCAACAAATGACAGAGACTCTGTTGGTTATGAAAGTACAAAACATCACATCGCTGAAGAAACTATTGTTTTCAAAAACAAAAAAATAGCGAAAGGAACTGCATATTATACAAGAATTTACCCACTTTGTGGAAAAGTAATTAAAAACGATAAATAAATAGAAATCATGAACAAACAAATTGAAAAAACCATTGTTGATGCGCCAAATTATAAAATCAACGAAAACGGAGTAGTTATTAACAAAATTACAGAATTACCAATCACTGAAAGTCTTGGAGTGGTTAGATTAACAGTTGACGGAAAGAGAAAGTCTTTCAAAGTTGCAACTTTGATGGAAAATTATTTTCCTTTGAAAAAAGAAACAACTAAAGAAGAAAAAGTGACTGAAGAACCAAAACAAAAAGAACCTAAAGTTAAGACGGCAGAAGAAAAGCCTGCAAAAACACCAAAGGTTAAAAAAGAAAAACCTGCCAAGCTACCAAAACAACCAAAAGAGAAAAAAGCGGTTGATAATGGTGGCAAGAAAGATAAAGCGTTTTACGACGAAGTAAGAGCTCATTATGACGCAGACCCAGAAGCGTTTGACATCATGAAGTACAGTAAGTCAGTTGGTGTTTCTTATGGTAGAATTTGGAGTATTATTAAACTTCATAAAGAAAAATTAGAATCAGAAAAGGTTGATAAAAAAGCTAAAAAATAATGCGAACCAATATCATAGTAACTCTGCAGGTCGAGGGCTTGCATTGTTGGCCAGAATGTCCTATTGAGGAGGTTGAGTTTTTAAAATCTCCTCATAGACACATTTTTCATATCGAATGTAAAAAAGAAGTAACTCATTCAGACAGAGATATTGAGATTATTAAGTTGAAAAGAAAAATACTTGACCACATCATGCATAAGTACGGAACGTCTTGGGGAAGACTTTCTTATGTGGTGGTTAATTTTGGAAAAATGAGCTGTGAACAAATTGCTGAAGAATTGCTTATAGAGTTTGAGCTTAATTATTGTAAAGTTTTAGAAGATAACGAAAACGGCGCTGAAGTGCTACTTTAGTATATGAGAAAAAAATATTGGTACGGCAAAGAAATTGAAGGTCGTCTATACGGATTGGAAACGTTATTTGTAAGTGATGATTTTGATGGTTTTGAAAATGTTGCGGCAAAGTTTAATCACATATTGATTGGTCCAACTTTGATTGAAAAGATGAAAAATACCGGAAGCAAAATCACTTGGGACGTAATTGAAAAAATGATTGATGATGAGAAAAAAATGTTTACTCTTGAAGCAAAACCTGAAAATATTAAATCAATTCCTCAATCAATGAAATTAAAATGTCATATCTTGCTCTGGATTGACGTTCCTGAGCTTGCCGAGTTAAAGAGTAGCGATTCAATAAAAGTATGTCCTAGAAGTCACGAAATGTATTGTTTTACGCTACACAATGGACAAAAAGTAAATAGAGTCGATTATATGCACGACCGTCACGACATTTAAAATTTAGATTATGAGAAAATTATGGTATTTTGGTCTTGAACCATTAATGGAAAGATATACTTTTCAATTAAGCGAACAATGGATTCCTGAAACGTTTAAGAACATTGATGTTGAATTTATTCATGTACGTGGTAGAATAATATCAAAATCAATTAGGGTTGGCTCTGTGTTAGATGCTTATGGACGCGGCGTTTATGCAATGTCACAATGTCAATCGTTCATGAACGCAATTAGTCGAGGAGCTGTTAAAAATGGTGACATTATTTATCTTCAAGATTTTTGGACACCAGGTATTGAATCAGTGTTTTATATGCTTGATTTGTATGGCATTAAAGTTGATGTTTATAGTATGCTTCACGCTCAAAGCGTTGATGAATACGATTTTACCCACCCAATGCGTTCTTGGATGCGTGGTTTTGAGCTTGGAATAGATGCTTATCATAAAGGTATTTTTGTTGGTAGTAGCATCCACAAACAGCAACTTCGTGAAGCAGGTTTTAAAGCACCTATCCACGTCGTTTCATTACCACTTCATAAAGAGTTAGCTTTAGATGTATTAACTGAAAATGAAAGAAAAAGACCAAAAACTAAACAGGTGATTTATACATCTAGATTCGATAAGGAAAAAAATCCTTATTTCATGCTTAAAGTTGCTCAAAGATTTTTGAAACAAAATCAAGATTATGTATGGGTAATCACAACTTCAGGTGAAGAGTTTAAAAGCAATATACCTGGATTTGTTGAAGATATGTATAAATTAGCCAAAATCAATCCAAGATTAATTTTAAAGAAAAATTTATCAAAGGCTGAATATTACTTTGAAATTCAACAATCAAAGGTTCAATTTAATTCAGCCCTACAAGATTACGTGAGTTGGACTTTGCTTGAATCAACCATGTTTGATTGCGATGTTTGTTATCCGAATTTTAGAAGTTTTCCTGAAATTTTACCTGATAAAAGAATGTACAAACCTTTTGACGTTTTTTCAGCTGTTTCTAAATTAGAATTCGTTCTTACTTTTCCTGAAACCCATCAACATATTTCAGATATTAGTGACCTTGGAAGACGTCTTGAAGCATACATAATGACAAACGACATAGGAAGTCAAGAATTTAACGTTTGGCATGAAAGTGAGTATATAACTAAACTTTTGTCAAAATGTTAATTATGGTCGCTGGTAGTGATACCAGAGGGAGTGAAGAATGTTGTTATAATCACAACGTTCCAAAACTTTATTCAATGCTGAACGAAAGAAAACAGATTGATAATTGGAATGATGACTATTTTTTAATGGTCGATAGTGGTGCTCACAGTTGGAATAAAGCCGCGATGACGCCAATTGGAATGAAGCGTAAAACAAAATTGAAGCCAGCAGGTGAATTTATTGAAGAGTATTTTCAATATATCAAAGATAATCGCCACAGAAAATTGGTTTTTGTTGAGTTTGACGTTTATTTGGATTTACCTAAAGAACAGATTGATAAAATGTATTACGATGTTCAGGCTCTTGACGGTTTAGTAGCAAAATTTTGTAGAGTATATCACCCAACGTTAGACAATGCAACTTTCACAACTTTACAGCAATGGGTTGACGAGGGTCAAGAATATATCTTAATTGCAAATGACTCACTACCGTATCTAGATGCAATATTTAATATCACACGTGACAAAGTAAAGGTTCACGGACTTGCAATGACAAAAACAGGATTAATTGAAAAATATCCATTTTTTAGCGTCGATTCAACGTCACCATTAAGTACTGTGATATTTGGTAGATACTCACGTCCTATCATGGCTTTCAATGAGCGAGAGGACATATTTAAAGCAAGGTCAATCGAATGTTATGATGATGATTGGCAACGTTTAGAAAAAGCAATTTTAGAAACAAAAGAGACACAAAATTATATCACTGAGCTTTGGCTCAAAAAAGGCGTAAAATGGGAAGATTTGAAATTTTAAAAACCAAGAAAATCATATCATCAAATGTGAATATGGTTACTGAACTCGATAAAAGTGTTATGGTTTCAATAGACACAATAACAAAAAAACTCGGACAGTATAAATCAATTATAGTATGTGAAAGTGGTGACGGATATTTAATTGTAGATGGAAACAAATATTTTAAATCATTGAAAAGAAATGGTGAAAAGAAAATCCTTTGCTATAATCTTGGAAAACTTAATGAAGGTGAATACGAGTTTTATCGAATTGCTTTAAATGTACACCAATCAAGACTTGATTATCTTGGTATCGCAGAAGTGATTTCTTGGCTTGGTAAAAAAGAACATAAATTAAGCACTATTTCAAACAAAACAGGACTTGACTTGCAAAGTGTTGAAAGATACGCTACTCTTCTTGATTTCGATTGGGATGAGTTTAATAGAAAACAATTTAATTCACAATTTAATCCGTTTGAAGATGAAAGATAAAATAAGCTACTTGCCAGGTTTCCAAGGCAATGGCGCCATTCTTAAACATTTAAAACTTTAGAACTATGGGAGGTAGAAGTGGACAATCCGTAAAAGGAAAATCAGGTGGCGGAGGTGGAGGTGGTTATTCTGAAAATGCTGAAGGTGTTTTAATTAGTAAAGATGTTAATGAGGTTGAAATGAGACATTATACAAGTTCTGAAGCGGCTGAAAGCATTAAGAAGTCAGGATTTAATCAAGGCTCAAATAATATGTTTGGTGAAGGAATTTATTTCACTAATCAAAAAATAGACGGTAAAGGTTTTGAATCAAATTTAAAAGTTGAATTAAAAGACCATAAACAGATTTTTATTAAAAATGACTTTGACACCTACAAAGAAGTTTCAAAAGCAACTGGTGGAAATATCAATAATGGGTTTCAAATTAAACAGGCCTTACTTTCAAAAGGATTTAAGAGTATGAGAATAAAACAAGAAGATGGCTCTACATGGACTGTGATACTTGATAAAAGTGTAATTAAATCAATTAAATAATGAAAACACGAAGCAGTCACAAGTGGCAAAAAAAACCTGGAACTTTTAATTCTTTAAATCTTGATTTAATTGATTTTGACGATGATTATCCTGTCATTGGTAAATCAAAAATAATTGAAAATTTTAATATTGTTTCTTGTCACGATTATAGAAGTTTAAAAGATAATTCTTTTGTCAGTATGTTTGTTGATGATTATATACTTGAAAGGTTTTGGAGGGAGCCAGAAAGGTATGTAGATAGATATTTGGAATGTGGTATGGTGATGAGTCCAGATTTTAGTCTTTTATTAGATATGCCACTACCTTTACAAATGTTTAACACTTATAAAAATAGGTTAATTGGATACTATTGGCAATCAAAAGGTATTAACATTATCCCAACAGTCAGTTGGTCAGATAAAAAATCATTTAACTTTGCTTTTAACGGTATTGAAAAAGGCTCAACTGTTTGTGTTTCAAATATTGGATGTAGAAATTTAGATAATAAAAAATATTTTGATGCTGGTTTTGATGAGTTAACAAAAAGAATAGAGCCTGAAAAAATATTTTTTCAATCTAATAAAAAGTTTCAAAAAGAATACACTGATTCATCAATTATCTTTATTGATAGTTTTTGGGATTCAAAAAGAAAAAACAACTTAAATAAATAATAATAAATAAGCTACTTGCCAGGTTTCCAAGGCAATGGCGCCATTCTTAAACATTTAAAAAATGAAAGACAATTTAGTTATTTCGGAAAAATTTTACAGCATACAAGGTGAGGGCCAAACAATGGGCGTTCCGTCAATTTTTGTTCGATTGGCTGGCTGTAATATCCTTTGTCAATCAGACAGTTGGACCTGCGACAGTATTAAAGTATGGAAAAAAGGTACAAAAACACCTTTTGAAGAAGTGCTTACAGAAGAAGAAGTTGATAAATTAAAATCAGGAGCTCACTTAATTTTTACAGGTGGCGAACCGTTATTGCATCAAAAAGCAATTATAGAATATTTGAAATGGTTGTATAAAAATCATAACTTTTATCCTATTATCGAAGTTGAAACAAACGGAACAATCATGCCTGATAAAGAATTAACTTTAATGGTTAAATATTGGAATTGTTCTCCAAAATTACCAAACAGCGGTGAAAGTTTTGCAAGACGTGTGAAGCCTGAAGTAATTATAAGACTAAATCAATTATCAGGAACAATTTTCAAATTCGTTATAAACGGAATTGATGATTATGATGATATGTTGGCAGAATATGGTAAATATTTATCTATGAATAAAGTTTGTTTGATGCCTGCAGGTGATAGTCAAGAAAAGTTAAAAGAAGTTAGACAAATAGTTGCTCAAATTTGTATTAAAAAATGTCTAAAATACAGCGAGCGTCTTCATATAGTAATTTGGAATCAAAAAACAGGTGTATAATGGAAAATCAAAATACAAACGAACTTCATAGACAAGTTTACCGAGCAAGCGAAAATCATAGAGAGTTTCCTAAAGTTGAAGGTTCAATTATACAAAAAAACGGTAATACAAAAAAAATGACAACTAAAGAGGCTAAATTACTTTTTGAAGAAGTTGAGAAAGGTAATTTCAAAGGAGTTGTTGATGTTGAAATTGTTTTTAACACTGAAAAAGAAGGCGTTCAACTTGCAAAAAAATTCAGCAGATTAGCTGAAAATCCGGCTGTTAAATTAAATGTAAAATTCAAAAACCTTTCATATGAAAAAAATCAAAATTAATAGTGATGTTTTAATTAATGTTTTAGACCCGCTTCAAGCAGTGATTAATCCGAACCATATTGTACCAATTCTTCAATGCGTGAAAATTGATATTACAGGAAATGAAATTCAAGTAACAGGTGATAATCACGAAGTTAGATGTAAAAATATCGAGATTTTAAAAAGTGATGTTGAATTATCATTTGCTGTTAATTACTCAATGTTATTAGCCGCATTGAAGACAATTAAGAATCAAGAAATTACAATTAAAGTTGATTCTAAAACGATGAACATTCTTCACAAACAAGGTGATTTTGAAATTCCTTTAGAAGATGCGGCTGTTTATCCTGAAGCAAAAGATGAAAAGCTAAAATTAAAAGCGGTTGTCAGTGCTAAAGCATTGAAAAAGACTTTGAAAGTTGCGAACAAATTTGTTATCAACGATGATTTGGAACCAATGAGCAATTTATCAATTGAAATAGGTAAAAAAATCACTATTCGTTCAACAAATAAAATTTCACTTTTTCAAGAAACTATCAAAGGTGGTGGTGATGAAGGAAATATTTTAATAAGTGGTAAAACTTCAACTTCAATTCATACATTAATGGAAGAAGAAGAAGATGAAATTCAATTAAAATTTAATTCTAACATGATTAGTTTTAAATTTGGCAAAAAAGAGATTACCGCTGTTCAGCAAGCCGGAAAATTTCCTATCGAAGTATTTAACAAGATTATTAATTCTATCGATTTGGCGACAAAGGTTGAGCTTGATAAGGATAAATTCCTTACTTCTATTAGAAGAGTTTCTACACTATCAGCAAAAGAAAAGGTACAAACTGTTAAATTAATCTTTGAAAAAGATAATTTGAATTTAAGTTGTGACAATATTGGTTCTTCAAGTAGAGTTAATGAAGATTTACCAATTAAAACAACCAAAGAATTCACAGTTGGATTTAACAGTAAATTATTGGTTGAAGTATTGAGCGTATTTGATAAAAATGCTGAATTTGGTATTGGTCAACAAAATATGTTCTGCATCAATGAAAAGAAAAGAAAAGGTTTAATCGCTCCCGTACTATTACAGCAGTAATGAAAAAAATCAAGGTATCATATTTTAAAAGCGTTTCGGATACTGTTCCAAAAGACTTCAGTCTTCACAAATGGTTAAAAGATACAATTTCTCCGCCTGAAGAATTAAAAAATCAGGTGGAAAAATATCGTTCAACACGTGATAAGAAGTTAAAGACCAGAATACCTTGTGTGACGATTTCAGCTACTTTTAAGCGAATAAGGAATCTAGATAATATAAAAGTTAAGAACGGACTTATTTGTTTGGATATTGACAAGGATTCAAATCCAATAGCTGATATGATTCTTGTTAAAAATCACATAAAAAAACACCCATCGACATTGTATGTCGGTTTTTCTGTTAGTAGACAGGGTATCTATGCAATCATTAAAATCTCTGAGCAAAAGCCTTTAATCAAATATTTTGAATATTTTAAAGAAAAATTAAAGGAGATTGGCATAACCATTGATGAAAGTTGCAAAGATTATACCAGGCTTAGGTTTTTTAGTGTGGACGAAGATGCGTATTACAATCCCGATGCGAAAGTCTTTGTTTTACCTAAAAAACCTAAAAAGCCAAAAAAGAAAAAGATTTCAGACATTGCAACTAAAGGCAATCTAGATAAAGTTGAAGCAGTTGTTTCATTGATTGAAGATAATGCAATTGATATCACTTCTGATTATAATGATTGGGTAAAGATTGCAGGTGCTCTTTATAACGCATTTGGCGAGAATGGTCGCGATTTCTTTCATCGAGTAAGCAAATATAATCACAGTTACAAAGAAAAAGAGGCTGATAGAAAATTTGACAACTGCCGCAATATGACAAGAGTAACTCTTTCAAGTTTCTTTTATATTGCTGATAGCTATGGAATTAGATATTAACTTGCGAAATGTTTTGATGATTTGAATTAATTGTTATACATTCGCAGAGTAGATATAACTAAACAAAATACAAGATGAACGCAAATAGACAATTCATAGAAAAATTTTTAGGTATTTCAATTAAGCAAATTGATAAAGGAAATAAGATAATTATTTCAGTTTTCAGCAGTAAATATGAAAGTGATGAAAATTACAAAAAACCATTAAATGAAGTATCCTGAAAAAAATAAAGAATTAATAAAAGTTCCATTATTCAAAGGCGATACCTGGTGGTGTTCGCTTTTGAATGCTAATGGCACACAATTTGAGTCAGGATTTGCCGGACATTTAACTGAAGAAAGTTGTTGGATATGTTGTCACGCTCATAATCAAAGAGTTGGCTATTCAAAAAAAGATGTTAAAAAAATAATTGAACATTTTAATCATGGCAAAAAAGACAAAAAAGGAAAAAAAACCAAAAAAGATAAAAAACGTAAAGACTCTAGAAATAAAGTTAAGGGTGGCAAAAAAAGATGATTTCTTGGAGTTGGAACGGTATCTAGAGGGAGGAAAGAAAAAGTGGAAGATTAGACTTGGTTTACCTTTTTGGTTAATTGACTCAAAAGGTAAAATTGAAAATGACCCATACATAATTGACGAGCATACTGATTTAAAAGAATTTGGTAATTGGGTGAGCAAAGAAAGAGTTTTAATTCCTGTAAAAAGATTTGATAATGAATGATGAAAAAAAGACAAAAGAAAATTTCAGTTTCAAAAACAAAGAAGCCTGGAAAGAAGCGTTACAACAAGCGCCAAATGATAGTTGGATAAAATCAAGAACGCTTGGTGGTGGTAAATCATCTCAATATGTCCCTATTCAGATTCAGCAAGCGTTGGCTGATATTATATTTGATGAGTTTGATGTTATTGATGAACATTACCAACAAATTGAAAATGAAATTTTATGTACTGTAAAAATATCAGTCCTACCAAGTTACCCGAATGCAGAACATAGAATTATTACAGGAACAGGAGCCAAACCAATAGCCGCAAAAAGTGGGTCTTTGGTACATAAATTTCCGCAAGGAAAAATCACAAATTCGATTGAATATTGTGCTCCAAATGCTCGAACTTCAGCAATAGGAAACGCCCTTGCCACTTTTGGAAATGTATTTGGTAGAAACCTTGGAAGAGCTGTTTCGGCTGGGTACAACTTGTCAAAGAAAAAAGATAAAAAGAAAAATGAGTAAAAAATTGAAAAAACCAAAGAAGTCAACAATCGTTTTAAAGATTGCTGAAGAAAAGCCTAAAAAAGAACTGCAAAGAACTGATAAATGGCGTCTTGATAGACTTGGTAGATGGACGGGTGCTCAATTAAAAAACTTGATGTCTTGTTCAACGTCTGGAGGAAAAATTAGTTGGAATGAAATTGAAAAAATATTTCATCTTGGAAATACTGCATTAAAATATATTTACGAAAATGCGATGGAGCGTAAGACAGGTAGATACGTAGATATGGGTCTTGGCACCAAGGAAATGCAGTACGGCACAAAAGTCGAACCTTTGATTCAAAAAGCAACTAAAAAGAAATTGAAAGAACTTGGAATTGTCGGCAAGATTAAAAGTGTTGGTTTTAAACAGTTTCCAACCATGCCAATGGCAGGAGTTTCGAGTGACTCAATACTTATTGACAAAGAAACAAAATTAACATTGGCGTCAGTTGAAATGAAGGCCTGTACTAATTGGGGCAGTCATTATGAAAGAACTTTTGAAGCTATGGACGAAAAAGGTATGGACTTTTGGCAAGTGCAAGGACAAATGATTGCTTGGCAAGTCGATGTGGCTTATTATGTTGTCGCAGAACCGCCAATCAGCATTGGAAAGTATTTGTACTACGATGGTGATATTATGGACTTATATGAAGACTTTTTAAAAGAGTGTCCAATATCAATTCAAACTATTAAAGCATCTAAAACACATCAAAACGCCTTATTGAAAAGAATTTGTATCGCTGAAAGTACAGTTAATCAATTTCTTGAAAAGCCAGAAAGGCTGAGAGATATTCTGCATCGTCAAATAGATTTTTATAAACAAAATCAAGATAAGTTGAAAATTTATCTAAAATAATTTGCGAAAAGTTTTGCGGTTAGAAAAACTCGCCTTACATTCGCAGAGTAGATAACAACAAAAAATATACAAAATGAATATAGTACACATTACATTGGTAAAAGCATTAAATGAATTAATCGCAAAATATAACGATAAAGTTGAAGGAGTTAATTTTGTAGATATTAGAAACTTTGAACAATATATTTTATCTCAAGGTGTTAATTTAGAAGAAGTTAATGCTTTTTTAAATCTATCTAAAAAATAATAAAAAACAGCGGGCCTAAAAACCCGCTTTATTCAAATAAAAATGCAAAAACAAGTGAAAATCGTAGGTTTATCAGTGGCAAAATCTTTTGGAGGATTAAAGGCTGTTGATTTAGAATTTAACGAAGAAAATAGATTAACTCTTATTAAAGGCGAAGTTGGTTCTGGAAAAACCACTCTCAACAGAGCAATGCGGCTGACCACTCAAGGAAGCGGCGTTTTAACTGACAAAAATCTTTATGGCGACATTGATATCACAACTCAATTATCTGACGGAGATATGTCGATATTTGTAGGTTGTAGAACTGACAAAACAGGTACTTTGAGTTATTTTCTTTACGGCATTGATAAAGACGGAAACAAAGTTAAAGATGTAGTGCTTGATGGTCAAAGAGCAACTCCGGCAAGTTACTTGAAATCATTACAAACAGCGTTGACTTGGCGTCTAGATGAATTGACAAGTGAAAATCCAACCACACAAAGAAATATCTTGCTTGAGCTTTATCAAAAAGAACTTGAAGACAAAGGTGTTATCTACAATAAAAACCACCCTGAATATACTAAAAGTATTATTCATAAAATTGAGTTGGCTAAAAACCACAGAGCTCATATGGATATGAAGCGAAAAGAAGTTGGTGGAATTGCTGATGATATGACTAAAAAAGGTATCATTTTTACTGACAGAAGAAAGTTAAAAGATACTGAAGCACTACAAAGAATCGTCAATACTATTGATGCCAAAATAACTCTTGCACAAACGAATCTAGAGCAGACAAGGGACGCAAAATTAACCAAACTGAAATTAGAAGGTTCTGAAATAGTATCCAAAGCAAGAGATATTAATTCTAAAATTTTAGATTTTAACAGAAACCTAAAAAAGAAACAAGAAGCAATTCAAGACATAAAAGATTCACTTAAAATTCTTTTTAATAAAGAAACAGTTGATGAAGTCACAAAATCAGTCTTGAGTTATTTACCAAAAATTGAAGGACAAAAAACATTAAAAGAATTATCTTTCATGGCTGATGGAAAAATTGCTTCGAAGCCTAAAGATTTTGAAGACGATAATCAAGAAGTTTTTAAACTTTTGAAAAAATACAAAAAAATCAAACAGTCATACAAGGAATTAGAAGATTCTGAATTGAATGTTGATGATAAAGAACTTCTTGCTGAATTAGAAACCGCAAAAAATAATTTAGAATCAGCTAAAAATTACAACAAGACAGCTCTTGCAGTTAATTCATTTCACGATTGGTCAGAAGCCAATGAAGCAGTAACTGAAATCAAAAAAGACTATTTTTACAAATTAACTGAAATTGATACAGGTGTTGAAGGTTTGTATATTTGTACTGACCAAAATGCAGAAGAAGATGAAAACATTTATTTGATGTATGACGGAACTTATGACCCTAAATACTTCAACAACAAGAACAAGGAATTGCGTAAGATTTCAGCATATAGCGGCACGCAGAAACCAATGATTTGTTTGTTGATTCAAAATCACTTATTAAGTAAGAAAAACAAAACCTTACCATACCTTTGGATTGATGATGTTCCAATTGACCAAAAGACAAGAGAGCTTTTAGAAAAAATGGCCAAAGAACTTGACTTGTGGCTGTTTGTAAATTGGACAGGTGACTTTAAAGCGTCACAATTAAAAGACGGTGAAATATTATTAGAAAATGGTGAGATTTTAATGAAAGAATAAATGATTCAACTATATAAGCATCAATCAAAGTTTGTTAAAGAAATATTAAACGAATTCAAGAAAGGAAACAAACACGTTCTTGGTCAGTCTGCAACCGGTTCAGGTAAGACTGTGATGTTCTCTTATATTGCGAAACAGACTTCTTTGAAAAGTAAAAAAGTATTAATTATAACAGATAGAACAGAGCTTCTATCACAGGCTGGTGGTACCATTGAAAGTTTTGACATGGACCCATTTTACATTCAAGCCGGAACAAAGTTCATTGACAAAAACAAAAGTATCTATATCGCGATGTCACAAACATTAAGAAATAGAATGAATAATCCTGTTTGGCGAGCTTTTATTGAAAAAGAAATTAGTTTAATTATTATTGACGAAGCACACAAACAAGAATTCAATCACGTGTTTGATAATGGATTTCTTGATAATAAATATGTTATTGGATTTACAGCGACTCCGGTAAGAGGTGGAAAAATGACTCAACTTGGTGTTCAGTATAATACAATCGTACAGGGTAAGCCAATTAAATGGCTAATCAAAAAAGGTTATCTTTTAAATTGTGATATCTATGATTGTGGTTCTCCAGACTTGAGTGGTGTTTCAGTAAACAAAATGAAAGGTGATTACAGTGAGACGTCAATGTTTAAGAAATTTGATAATGCTAAACTTTACAAAGGATTAGTGAAAAATTATTTAAAGCTCTGTGAGGGACAAAAAATGATGGTCTTTTGTTGTAATGTAGAACACGCGATTAAGACAACCAAACAGCTAAAAAAAGCGGGTGTGAACGCTAAATTTATATCAAGCACAAAAACAGCTCCAAAGGAACCAAAAAAATGGGACCAAGCCAATGAAGCTATTTTCAAAGAAAGGTTTAAATCATATCAATTATATCAAAAGCATTTTTATGATTTAAGTGGTGAAAGAGATGAAGTGTTTAAATGGTTTAAAAACAGTACTGACGGAGTTCTTGTTAATGTAGACATTGCAACTACGGGATTTGACGACCCTACTGTAAAAGTTATCGCATTATACAGAGCAACTATGTCTTTGGTTCTTTACTTACAGATGATTGGTCGTGGTGCAAGGATTTTGAAAAATGATATGATGTCAAAGACACATTTTACAGTTCTTGACTTTGGAGGAAATAAAGCAAGGTTTGGCCCATATGATGTTGATAGAAATTGGGGATTATGGCATGATGAAGTGAAGCCTGGAGGAGGTGTTCCGCCAATGAAAGTCTGTGGTGAGGATAGTAAATTTAATAAGATTAAAGGTGCCGCAGAAGTAAAAAAAGGTTGTGGTAGATTAATTTTAGCCGCATATAAACTATGTCCGTTTTGCGGGTTTAAATACCCAGAAAAAAACAAAGGAAAAGAAGTTGAATTATCGCTTGCTGAAATAGTTGACGAACAAGGTGTTTCAATAAAAAACAAAGCATTCAAGGATATGAGTTTTGAAGAATTAACTCAATATCGCTCAATAAAAAAACATCATATAAATTGGCTTTATCGTATGTTATGGGTTCGAAATGGCGAGCAAACCATAAGAGAATATGCTGAAAAATTCAATTGGAAAAAAAGTAGAACTGAATATGTGATTAAAGATTGTAAAAATAGATATTAATTTAAAAAACCAAACAAATGGCAAAAGATGACAAAAAGTCTAAAAAAGACAAAGGGGCTGAAAAAAGCAAAGCAGAAGAACCTAAAAAAGAAAAAAAAGGTAAGCCTGCAGAAAAGGAAGCAAAGACTGAAAAAAAGCCAAAAAATAATGGTGAATTTACCCAGAAAAAATACTCAGGAAGTATTGCTCTTACAAAGTTAGTTCACGTCGTGATGACGAAGAAAGGTAAGAAAGGTAAAGAGGTTAAAGGTTTGTTTATTCCAATTAAAGAAAACCATTTGGTTGAAGGAAAAGAAGGAGCTGTTTATATGGCTTTAAACATCATCACCAAAACACCTCAAGATGACCACGGACAAAATGGTTTCATCGCTCAAAATGGTGGTAAAAAATGGTCTGAAGCAAGTGAAAAAGAAAAAGAAGCGTACAGAGCTCTTCCAATTCTTGGAAACATCAAAGACTTTGAAGACACAAAAGGAACTTCAAGCAGTGATACTTCAGGTTCAAAAGGTGAAGTTGACGAACATGACGATTTACCGTTCTAATGGCAAGAGAAGAAAAACTTCAATCGGATATAGCGATTAAATTTAGTCAGCTATATCCGGAGAAGTCAGGACAGTTGTTTCACATTTCAAACGAACGTAACAACGTCTTACAAGCGTACAAGGCTCGTTCAATAGGTATTATACCTGGAGTGGCTGATTTCTTGTTCTTTAGCAAAGATTTCAACGTTGCCACTGAATTAAAACAGCCTGGGTCAAGGCACGAAGTTAGCCGCATACAAAAACAACTTGAATGGGCTAAAGTTTGGGAGCGTGAAGGAAATGTTTGGCGTCTTTGCTGTACTGTTGATGAAGCGATATCTTGTTACCAAGGTAATTTCAAAGGCAAAACAAGAAAAGAGGTTAAAGAAATGATTAAAAAAGTAAAAACTAAAACAATAAAATTCTAATGGCAAAATTTTTAGATGTAGATAACGCAATCATTATAAATGACGCGAAGAGAATTCAGGAGGAACCAGCTCAAAAGAAAACCAAGACAAAAAGACAATTATCAAAACAAATTCATAAACAAAACTTGATGCCAGGTTTATCTGAATCATCAATCTATACGAAATTATGGCGTTTTGAAAAGGAAGGATACAAAAAAGAACCGACAGATTTAATTGATGCGATTCTTAAAGTACTTAACGTATCTAGAGCTGATTTAGTAAAAACTAAAGAGTCTTAATTTCCTCAATTTTTGCAGAAAGCAAATTTAATGTAATTGGCGTCGGTACATAAGCTCCTGGCGCCAATCCATTTATAGCCGTTGCAATCTTACCAAACTCAGTATTAATTAAATCTTTCTCTAATTGCAAGGCGTTATTTAATGCCGCATACCTAACGGCATTGTCGGTATTACCACCAAACTCACAGGTTCCATCATTCTTTAAATGCAGTGAAAAAGACAAAGAGCCGTCTTCTTTTAAACTAAAAATTCTTTTTTCACCAGGAGCTGATATTTGGTTTTTATTTATGTACCCGATTATTATATTGTCACCATTTTCAGACGTTTGTCCATAAATAGCCACAAAGTCTTTTAAAGGTGCTGAGTCATCACCAAACGCAGAAACAACATCTGCAGTCTTAACTCCAAATTCAAAAATCTTGAGCGTTCTTTTAAAGTCCTTAATGATGTTTTCTTTTACTATGCTGAAAGTCATAAAAAATATTTTTTGGCTCCTCACCTGTAAAGGTTTCAGGAAGCATTAATTTCAAACTCATTTTTTCTTCTGAATTTGTTTCAGTGACAACAATCTCAGAAACCATTAATCTTATTTTATGAAACAGAAAAATTTCATGATTATGAACCTCTACGATGTCACCACAGTTAAGATTTTCATATCTATTAAGCTCTACATCAACCACAATATTTTTAAGCTCATCAGCTAAAACATTGTCAGCCGCTTTTTTTGTATCTGTTTCAGTTCCCGAAGATAGTACTTTTACTATGGTTCTATTAGTTTTTAACAAGTGATTACTTATCGTATCTACAGGCGATAAAGACGGATTGTCTTTCGACGGTTGTCTAATCACGCTGATTGTTGAGTGCATACCTTGACCGTTGACAGACAACGCCATTGAGGTTGTATTTTCTGCATTAAAATAGGCTTTTGATTTTGATTTTGCATCAGGTTTAAAAAATATTAAATTACCTTTTGCATCATGACTTAATATAATATTTCTTTGCGCGGCTAACTTTGAAATAAACTCTTTGACAGTTTCTTCTGGACCCGCCACTGTTTTTGGATAATTCAAATTCATTTCATTTTGAACCGAAGAATCAATGATAAAATTTAATCCAAACTCTTTTAATAATTTTGAAGCGATATCTTTTAAAGATACATTTAGATTTTCTAAAGGATACGCTGAATAAGGTATTGTACAGTCTTCTAAAATACCACCTTTACTATAACCACTGATGCTTTGTAAATCTCTTTTAGAATTACTTCCTAAACCTGTGTTAATAGAAGTTCCTGTAAATTTCAAAACATCATTATTATCAAAAATTTCAACCTTGTTATATGTTAAAGGCTGAAAAATTAATCTGTGAGCCGCATTGTCGGGGTTGAAACGAGCGTCAAAAGAAAATAAAGAAGCTACTGAATCAAGTTTGTAATTGATTGTGATATTATCAAAGAAATTATAAAATTCGTTATTTATCTTGATTTTCATTATACAAAATATTTGATGACTCTGCCTTTTTTTACTCTAAAAAGTTCGTCGTTCTTAATGTTGTTAATTCTTCTAAAAGATTCTATATTTTCATCACTTGCATCCAAACCAACAAATCTGTGAGTTAATAAAATTAAATTACTGTCTTGAGTTAATTCATATTCTCTTTCTTGTCTTGCGTCAAAAGAAAGTAGGAAAAGTGAATTTGAAGTAAACGTTATTAATGACAATAGACTTGATTGAATAAATGAACTTGGCGTCCAACTATTGTTGATATCATAGATTGAAACCTGGGCAGTATCTAGAGTAGATAAGTAATCATTGTAAATACTGTTAATTATATCATTTACTGATTCAATATCATCTCTGACAATGTAATCATCATCACCAGGATTCACAGCACTCAAACACATTCCCGCAAGAATGCTCGATGCTTGACTTTCAAAAAAGTATTTATCAAATAAACCATTCACTAAACTTTTTAAAACATAATAAGATTCTACATAAGAGTTAATTTTTTCTTTGACTGAAGTATAAAATTCAGCCGGAGCATTAATCACTGATTGAACATTTCTTAAAGCCGTTTCAGCATCAGTAACCAAATTATCAGCCGTCTTAATTGCGGTTTTAATTTTGTTTGTATAATCATTATATGAATCAGGGTCAGGAGTGTGCTTTGATGATGTTAAAATCACACTATCTTTAACGTTTGAAATATCACTTGTTTGAGGTTTTCCGTTTTCAACTAACTGATTGATTGATGTTTGATTTTGTTGAGCAACCATAACACCAACAGTATCTGGACGTGATGTTCTTGCTAAAGGATAATCATCGTCAATGCTTTCCCAAAAGTCAACAGTAATTTCAGTGACATTAAAACTTGAATCGTTTCTTTTTAAATTTGTTGGTTGTCCTTTAATTGAACCATAAAAAGGGTGAACAACTGTCCAAATTCTATTATCATTAGCTGATTCTTCAAATTTATCACATTGTTCAATATTGTCATCACCTTGGAAATAAAATGTAAGTGGAAATTTATTGCCACGAGCTTTCTTTCTATCTACAAAAGTTCCTTCAACATTTATAAAATCATAACTCGAAACATTAAATTCTTTTGACTTTTCAGCTGTTTTCCATAACGGATAATAGGTTTTTCCATCACCCGTTGTAATTGAGAATTTTATATTATCTAACCTATCTTTCCAACTCATTTTATCTTTTATTTAATTGTTTTTTGAACTGAAATTCAGCATTTTCAACAAAGTATTTATCTAATTTTTTTGAAACTATTTGAACTGATTCTTGTACAAACCCTTTTGATTGAACGTTGTGACTTTTTGCACTTCGTACTGAATAAAGTTTTTTAATCTTAAAGTTTACCTTTTTAGATTTTATGTTTTGACTTATTGCAGTGACTTCATAAACCATTCCGGTAGTACCAGCCTTAATCATCATATATTTTTCACCCGCTTTTGCAGTACTCATAACAGCTGATATGAATTTGCTTTTTCTTGTACCTCTGTGAGCTTTAAAAGCCGCAGTAGCGTCGTGGATTCTTTTGTTGTTTAAATGGTTTTGGTTTTGAATTCTTTTGTTTTGACTTTTTGACACTCTTGCATCATCATGAGGAATTAATTTCTTACCAGCAACCATTCCACCAAATTCTTGAGACTCTAAATTATCAGCGATATTGCTAATTTTAGAGCCATCTATACCAACAGTCGAAACCATTGTATTTACATCAAAACCATTAGCTTTTTCAACTGTTGAAAATTTTCTAAAAAAAGAACTTTGTCTTGTCACAAATTTTCTACCCGCTGTTTTTGGAATTTCTTTTTTTGTTTCAAATGCTCCTTTGTTTAATGTATTTCTAACCGCACTCGGAAAGGCTGATTTATTCAACCTTTCTAAATTAGCCGTCAAAGCAATCACGGCGTCGTTATTTACATCAAATATAGGCATATTTTAAAGATTCCATTTTACAGAAACACTTCCATTCGTGTAATATGTTTTATTATTAAACTTAAAAACTGAACCATCTAAAGTATTGAAAAAACCAAGAAAAGTTCTTGTCAATCCAATCATATCATATCTATATAATTCTCCAGAAATAAAAGTATATATATATGATGATAAACCATTAATGAATACATTTGTCGTCTTTACAAAAGAATTATGAATTTTAAAATCATCGACAGGAACTATTTTTAAATCTTCAGGAATAAATCTAAATCTTCCAATTTTATAATCTTCAATCTGATTGCCAACAATCGTGGTTGAATTTGTAAAATACAGATATTCATTATCACAATACATATATGGTTGATTATCAATACTTGATGACGCTGAAATAGTTATTTCAGCATGATAAACTGATAAATTCGAACTATCAAAAGCGTAAACTCTATATTCAAGTGAAATCGGATTAAAAGTTAAACATAAAAGATATCCCTTATGCAGTATTACTTCAACAACTTCTAAATTAATATTTGAAATTGCAGTTCTAATCATATTTTGAACATCGTATGCTTTTGGCTCATCTGTAAAAACAACTCCAGACGCAAAATACATCATTAAATTAGAATCATTAAATCCTATTGGTGTTCCAAATGATGAATTGATTAGAGTGTCATTTAAACTACTTGATTGACTTAATGGTGTAATAGTGCTTCCAGAACTATTTATTGTAACCAAGACAAGATTTGATGCTAAAATATCAACATTTGATGTTATTGATTTGGTAACTTCTCCGCTCCCTTGTAAGGTATATGAATTTGACGCTAAAATATTTTCAGTTATTTTACCAATAAAAACATAATTTTCAGGTAATAAATCAAAATTAAAACCAACCGAAATATCTAACGCATCAACCGTCATAACTTGCTGTAAATCATTCAATTTATTTGAGAATTTTTCAAGAGCTTCAATGATTTGATATTGAGTTAAATCGTTATCTTCGGTTTCTGTTGGTGAAATACCAGTCAATTTTAATAACTGATAAAGATTCATCAATGGGTCGTTGTAAATTTCATTAATAACAGGAGTTCCTGTTTCTGTTGGTGTTTGATTTCTTATCGCTCCCTCAAAAGGATATTTTGAATCAACTTTTTTCGGTATTGGTAAATTTCCTATCGTTCTCATGTCTTATATTTTTACAACTTCAAAATAAACTTTTAAATTCTGTGGTTGAGATTGGTATTCTTGGATTGAAATATCAAAAGTTGTTGGATTTATTTGTTTAAAAACAACACTACCAACAGCGTTATCATTTCCTATCAAGGCTGAATTTGATTGAATATAGCTCCTTACATAATAATTCATATCAGTCATCGTATTTTGAAGCACGATTCTTATCGTTGAAGCATTAGTAGGCTTATCAGTTAAAGTAGCCGAAACAATGTTACCTGTAACAGGGTAGGTAGTTCCAATTGAGCCTGAATCAATATTAATTCCTGAAACCGTTCCAAAATTTCTTACAGGACTAACTCCTAAACCAGCCACGATTGAAAAATGCTCTTTTGGATACAGACCATTTCTTAAGGCGTTTGCCAAATAATTGACTGAATCACCACCAATAACTCTTTTTATAAACGCTGTTAAATTACTTTTTGGAGTCGTTGCCGCAGTTTCAATCAAACCAGCATCTTCTTCAACCTGTGTGGCTTTTTTAAGATAAAGTAATTCGTTCACGGCGATATTTAAGTTAGTCGCATCTACTAATCTGACCAAATAGACATTTGCAGAAGTAAATACCATTCTAACATATTCACCAGCCTTAAAATCACCAACAAAAACTATTGGTTTTGGAGTTGAATCACTACCAACAATCAAAGTTTCAGTCGTCTTATCTACATTCGCTTTTAAAATAAAGCACTCATTTTCTTCTAATCTGTTTAATTTTAGATTAACAGTTAATTTTCCAGATGCTGTACCAAGTGTAAGAACAAAATCGTTCTTTGTTGGAAGAGCCATCAAAGCATCTATATATTGATATCCATTAGTTTCATTATCAGGAAGATTATTGTAATCAATACCATATCTTCTCATCAATTTGTCTTTTGCTTCATGAATATCACCGTAAACGATTTCATTTACCGGCGTTCCGTTTCCTGAGCCAGTATTGTTTTTAATACGGCCAGCCGGATAATTAACCAAGTCTGAATTATCGATATTTGTTAATAAGCCTTTATTTCTCATTTAACTAAAATTTATAAAAGTGAAAGCAACTGTATGAGCTGGTTTCAATTTGATTACTAATTCTTTAAATTCTCTTAATCTTGATAATGGTACATTTGCAACATCACCCAAGTTTTCGCCACCTATAAAAAAAGTAGCCCATAAATTATCACTACCAACTCCAAAAGTTTCAATTTCTTCAATACTGTTTGCGATAACATTAAATGAATCGCCACCGTGAAAAGTTGAATTTCCATGTTGAGTTGGTTCTCCATGTTGAACTTCTGACAAAGATACAGATAAAATATCGTCCGGAGTTTGATATGGAGCTATATTTTCATGAACCCATACATTAAAACCAGCCAATTGAAGTCTTGATTGAATAAATAAGTGATGTTGGCGAGCTTTTATGTTGTTTGGATAACCCAATTTTCTTTTTATAGCTTGTTTTCTTAACTCAAGACTAACTGAATTATTTGAAATTAATCCAAGTCGATATTCCCATAGCTGAACATCTTCAAGAGTAAAGTTTTCATTATCAGGAAAAAGGCTATCTAAAAAAGAATTTTCATCAATAAGTAATCTTGTTAATGAGATATTAATAGCGTCGTGAAAAGCATTAAAAACGCCTTTTTCTGGTCCATACCAAGCTCTACCTGTTGGGTAAAGTTGTGTTGATAAACTTTTTAAAATATCAAATTCAGTAATTGATGTAGACGGAAATTTATGCGGCGTATCATATCCGTGAGGAGTTAATTCGCTATGTACTGTCATTTCGCTCATTATATACTGAATGTTAAGTTTCTTAAATATGGTATATTTTCTCTTGAAAATAAATAACTATTTTGTTGAACGCCATTCACTGAAACAATTAAGTCTGTGAAAGAGTTAGTTGCATCTAAAACGTCATTGACTGTTGATTGAACTCTAGATGCGTATAATATATCATTTTTGTTTCTTGCCAAATCACCACCAGCAACAAATGGACGAATATTTTTTAAGTACTCAACAATGTTTTCACGTATTGAATTTTGAATATCTATTGTATTTTCAACTAAAGATACAATATTTACATCAACAGGATTTAAAGCGATTGGAAGAACTTCAATTGTAGCCTGAATAGGTCGACGTCCTCTTTCTGATAATGGTTTTGTGATGTCTGGGTCAAACTCAATAACTTCACCAACTTCGTCTAAAATCGCTGTTCCAGGCGTGCCGTAGGTATCTTCACTATCTTCAACAGTGGCTTCAACAAATATTTGAACTGTACCCGCTTCACCATCTTTGACATAAGGATAGATATTTCTAACACCTTGAGCATCTGCCGCCCAAAGTCTATAATCAGTTTTACTTCCACCTTGTGGTTCTAATTGTATGCTGTCAATAATTGCTTTTCTATAATCAGCTTCACTTTCAGCCGCCAAAGGCTGTTCAACTATTGCTGAAACCGTAACAATTTGTTCAACACCAATCACCGGTTCAGTAATAGTTAGCTCATTACCAACTTGCAATAAATTATCTATCCCACCTTGAATTGAACGAACCTCAATTAATTGAGGATTTGTTGTGATTAATTGAACAGTGTCTAAAATATAAATTTTACCAGGATTTAAACTATTGTCGTTTGACTTAAAAGTTAAACCGCTTCTTAATTCACTGCCTGGAGTTGCTGAAACAGATATTTGAAAAACTCCATTGGTCGCTGGTCTTTGTAATCTGTTTAATTGAATCATACCATGTCTATCAAGCGTTCCACCGTTAGCACTTGTATCGGCAGTATCAGGAAAAACATTATTTTGAACATCACTTAATGATAAGTAAAATAATTTTAATTGACCAGCCAACACCATCGAGAAAGCATCTAAAACTTTTTTAAGCTCGTCATCAGACAAATTTAATTTGTTTTTTAAGTCATTTGAAATATTATCATACAACTCTTGTATGGTTGGAATGTAGGCCATTATATAGTTTTTTCTAAAATTAATTCATTTTTTGCATTATCCCAAATAAATTGAAACAACTTATCTGATTGATTACCTATTTGACTTATTTTAATTTGAATATTGATTTTATCAATTCCTAAAATTAAGACATCTATATCAAAGTTGACGATTTTTTTTAAGAAAAATAAATCTTGTTCAACTGCTGACTTTATTTTTAATCTACCAAAACTGTTAATCGTGACTGATTTTAAAGTTTTTTCAGTTTCTGAATTAAATTGTTTTGATTTTAAATCTTTAAAAAATAGTGAATTTCCCCAAAAATCAAATCTTTCTTGCCCTTCAATTTCATTTCCAAGCGTTGAAGCTTCAACATTTCCACCAAACATGGCGAGATATATTGTTTGAAATAATGTTTCGGATAAAACTAAATCACCATTCATTAAAAGAAGCTCACCACCGTCACCGCTTTCGAATAAATGTAGGTCTTTGGTACTTGTATTCATTTTTTTTATTTTTTAACGTACCCCGACAGTATTTGACATCTTAATCGGGATTCCATTGTTTCCTTTAGTTTGTTTAACACCTGCGACATTTCCACCTTTATCTTTGATATCAATTGCAAGGTTGTTTTGAGTGATTGATTTAGAAACTGATTCGTTACTTGCTTGATTTGTGCTTGGTAAAACTGTTTGTTCAGCATTAACACCCAAGTCAGTCATTTCATTTAACTTATCTAAACCGGCTTGAGCCGCTTTTCCTACATCTCCAGGTATCATGGCAACTAATTTTAAGACTGATTTTAAAGGAAATAACATATAGTCTATGATGGCTTGTCCAATACCCATGAAAAGAGCTTTAAAATCAAAATCAGTAAAGAATGCGACAACTTTATTCCATAACTCAGAAATCCAGGTTGTGAATTCTTCCCATTTAGCACCAAACCAATCAGTAATTGCTCCCCAATTCTTAACAACCAACACCACTGCAACAATGGCCGCGATGATGGCTAAGATAGGCCAAAGCCCAAGATTTAAGGCTATTCCAAACGCTGTGGTGGCCGCAGTAGCTAACCAAGTTACTCCTGTACTAATTGCCATCGCAACCTTGTAAGCATTTGTCGCTACTACATTACCAATCAACGCTCTTTTATTGTTTTGTGTGATTGCAGTATTAATACCTAAGGCGATATTATAAGCTCCTGTCACGACTGTGGTAGCTATAATTATAGCTTTCATTAATACAAAAGCCGCAACTAATGAAAGAGCAATTGCTACAACGGTATCCATATTGTCACTAACTGCAAAAAGTATTGATTTAAAAATGTCTAAAGTTGAATTTCCACTTTGAGTCGCTGTCGTTGTATTTAAAAAAGATGTTTTAATTCCATCTAAAGCAAATTGAAAGGTATTCGTGTTCGCTTTAGCCATATCCATTGCTTTTCCGTTTTGATTTACATTTTTTAACATCTCATCAAAACTTCCAACATTGTTAAAAACTGCCTGAGCCAATGCGGCATTTTCAGTTCCGAAAACCTGCATAACCGCGGTGGTATCTTTTCCGATTTTTGACATCTCTTTTAAACGAGTTGAAAGAGGAAGTGTTTTATCGGTTAAAATATCGGTATTAACTCCGTATTTTTGCAATTGAGCCAAAGCATCTTTAGGCAAGATTGGAGCACTTGCAATCTTACCTAAGACGTTTCTTAATTTTGTACCCGCTTCAGCACCTTTTTCAAATGGAGAAACCAATTGAATTAAAGCAATCGATTCGTCAACTTTTGTACCTGTTGCCGCCGCAATTGTACCAAATTTTGCCAAAGCGTCTGATGTCTCTGTAATGCTTGAAGCTCCATAAATAGTTCCGGCCGCCAATTGGTCAACTACTTTTTTAGCGTGCTCACCACCAAGTCCAAATTGATTTAACGAAGTTGTTAATGAATCAGCCGCCGGTGCTAATTCCATTCTACCTGCTTTTGATAATGTCACAGCGGCATTGGTTACTTCATCAAGTAATTTAGTATTGGTCAAAAGTTCAGGTTTAGCACTTGCAATCAACTCGTAGGCTTTAAAAACATCAGCACCAAGCATCGTTTGGGCTTTTGCTGTTTTCATTGCTTGAGTTTCAAGAAAAGCTAAATCCTTGCCCGTAGCTCCTGTCACTGCGGCGACCGATGCTAAACTATCTTCATAGGCGATATTGTTTTGTATTGCAAGTCCAAATATTGCTCCAACTCCTAAACCCAACGCCATTTGACTTAATGAAGACAACTTGTTAAAAGATGATGTAATTCCGTGGTCAAATCTTTTAATCGCTGAAACACTTTCAGCACCAAAAGTTCTCACACCTTTTGTCATTTTTGACACAATGGTTGAAAACTTGTCTACTGCTGTAAATGTTGTTGGTATTTTAATAGTTGCGCCCATTTAGGTTTCTTTATTTAGGAATTCGTTCGTGCATATCTTCAAGGTTTTTATACCAGTAAATTATGCCTTTATAATCAATATCATCGCAATATAGCTCATCAATAATTTGTGGTGACCAATGGTACTCATTAACGATGCTTTTTATTTCAACGTCATGAGTACCAAGTGACCACCGGCTTAAAAAACCGAGCAGATTTGATTAAGCACATCAAAGTCATCTTTCTCTAATTCTTTGACTTCAGTCATACTTAACTGAGTCATAAAAGAAATGTATTTGATTGTATATGTTCCAAGTTGTTTCTTGATATCCAATCCATCCATCAACATATTTTTGTCTGATTCTTTGATACGAGCTCTAAAAGTCACTTCGTTAATTGTCAATGATTTATCCTCTGCATCTCCATAAAGTGGACGACGAAGAGTGTATGTTGGTTTCATTTTATCATCAAAAACTAATAAACCATCTTCAATGGCTTCAATAACATCAATGTAGTCTTCTTCAATTACATCTTCAGTCATTTTTCCACGTCTAAATTCTTTTTCTTTGTACTTTTTTAAAAATTCAGTTAAATCTTTAATAGCTACTTCTGTTGGTACTTTTTTACTGCTCATTTTTTAATAAAATTATGGTGGGAGCTTGAACTCCCACCGGTTAAACTATAATTTTTCTATTTTTCCACCACCTGACAATTTTGCTGTCAATTGTGCTGTATTTGTGTCGATTTGGATATCTCCAACAAATTTACCTCTACCTCTCCAAACAACTCCTGAAATATGAGTAAATGTCCAGGTACCTAATTCAGCACTTTCTGCTAATTTTGGTAAATTATCTAACTCGTTTCCTGACGTGAAGTCAGCCATTAATGGACCTTCAAAAGACCATCTAACTCTATTTACTTGGTCAATGAAAGTTCCGTCACCTGTAATACCATTAGCATCGTCATTTGAACGATTTCCGCCTGGGTCTAAGGTGTAACTTTCGTTTGATTTAGTAGCAAATTTGAAATTTCCTAAACTTGGGTGATTGCAGGTAATTTCTACTAAATCACCACCTGAATATCTTGGCATAATTCTATTTTTTTTGTAAAGTTAATAATTAAAAGCCAGCCTCAGCGTCTGTTGACTGAATTCTTGCAATTCCTGTTCTTTTATATCTGAAAAAAGTATTAAATCTATCAGTATTATCAGGGTCTACCTCAACTTTTAAACTTTCTTTTGAAAATTCTGGGTCTTTAATTAAAGCTCTAACGCCTAAATCTGCGAAATAATCATATAAGACAGCCGCCCATTGTTTTGGTTTCACGCTTTTTGGAGCGTCAGTCACTTGGTTGTCAAGTACTAAAACATGGTCTCTCACATTTCTTGATTCAAGAATCATATATCCATCTTTTACATTCCAATCAATTACTAAATTTCTTGGATATGCATACTGTAATGGCGTTTCGCCTGCTGGGTGATACGTTGTTACAAAGTCTTGAATTTGATATTTTCCATTTTCAAGAATTACTGTTGAGCAACCTTTTTTAACTAAAAAGTCACGATTTTCGTAATTACTCATATCACCAATTAAACCGTCATCAGGAATTGGCATATCTGGATAAGATTTAGCATTTACATCAAGCTCAGGAGTATCTTGAGCCGTTCTTGCAAACAAGACACAGGCGTTGGCACTTGCCTCGCAGTCAAAACCAGCTGAATTTGGAGCCGGACATAAAACGTTCGTAACTTCATTAATTCTTGCTGAATCATTAGTTATTAAAGCCAAAGAATCTTTTTCGCTTAAAACACTTCCAAAAAGAGATACAAATGGTTTGAAAATTCTACCAACATATCTACCTGTCGGATTTTCTGGGTCAGGAATTCCATTAAATTGCTCTAGAGCTGATAAAATAGTTGAGTTTGCGCCATAAGGATTTAATACAATAGTGTACCAATCATTTCCAAATTGCTCAAAACTTTCAGCCAAATCAACAGTACCAGAACCATCAACAACTCCATCTTCAACATAAGTTAAACCAGCATCGTTATTTTGATTGTCAATAGAAATATTAACCTGATTACTCGTCTCACCACTCCATTTGGTTTGAAATGTAACATTACCATGTCCACTCGAAGCCACAACAGGACTTGAAAGAACTCCATTCACAGCATCTGCCATTTTTGCCGCAATTATTGTTGGTGTATCACCTGCGACAACATTAAATGAATAATTTTGAAAATCCAAACTTCTTCTTCCATTAACAACCACATAGTGAGTCGCTGATTTTGTTGCCGTTCCTGTAACTACCCATTTTCTTGCAGAAGCCGTAGCACTTTCGTCTGAAATTTGAGGAAATACGATTGTAGGAATTCCGCCAACTCCTTCTCCTGAAATTGGTCTTAAAATTCTCATTTGTTGATGAATAGGCGAGCCATATCCATACAACTCCGCGGCTTCTTGAGCCGAAGTAATTTCTCTTTTGATAACACTTAAACCAGCCTGATTAGAAGTGTTTGCTTCACCAAATACCGCAATAATTTGTGGTAGATTGGGAGTTGCATTGTCAAAAAAGCCCTTTTTGATTTTAAACCCAGAAACTCTTGCTCTTCGTTCTGAACCAATGGCTGATGAAATTGCTGTCATACTTTTTCTTTTTATTAATTAGTGAATTCATATTGATAACCTAAATCGGTTAAATCCAATTTTACATCTGTAAATATAGTATTTATTTCGATACCATCCCATAAAGATTGGTCTTCGACAATTCTAACTGAAAAAGTTAGTCTACTCATTTTTACAAATGCGGCGTCTTGATTGTTGCTTGATTCGAAATTTTCAAACCCATCAACTTGAGTTCCCATTATTGAACCCATTGGTAATCCAAGAGTTTTGTAATGGTGGTCTTGAAGTATATATCTAATCATACCAAGATACTTATCTTTTTTCTTTGTTGAAACATATCCTCCGTCATTGGTTTCATTTTCCTTTGCTGAAGTATAAATGTCAATAAAAAAAACAGTTTTTTCATGATTTCCTTTTTCATGAGGGTTTGAATAATCCCCACTATCTAACAAAATGTTAATCATCAATTTTTCTGATTGCTGAAAAGGATTACTTCTACCAACAAAAACATTGATATCATCTGTTAGACCTTGTAAGGTTTTTTGATTTTCAAGCTCAATTTTTAAAATTGCACCAATCGTATCTCTTACAACTTCAAAACCTTGTTCCGGTATTACTTGATTAATTAGACTCATAATCACCTAAAATACAAACGATTAATCCTAAAGTTTCATCAGGAAACCATTCTTTAATTACATATTTTTTTTCAACTCCTGTACTGTCTTTTGTTGTAACTCTATGATTCATTAAACTGACTTCATTATCACTGTTTCTAACAGGGTAATTTCCTAAAATCAACTCATCTTCATCTAAACAAATATGAGCGTTTTTTGAGTTTGTTGAAGAACCATCAGTATCGAAATTAATCCAATGCTTTGATACAAAACCTTTTGTTTCAAGAGTTATTAAACCATTAGTGGTTTCCAAAAGAATATCTTCTTGGAAACCACCTTTGGTTACATATTTTTTTGAATCTCTTCTTGCTTTATTTAGCAAACTTCCACTCATTACTCACCACTTTTTGAAAATTTCTTTTCAAGTTCAACAGTGATAAAAGCTAAAAGGTCCTTTTTGCTTAATTCAGCATCAAATTCAATTTTATTCTCAACAGCGTACTCACTCAACTTTTCTTTATTTAATGATTTTACTTTTTTAAGTTCAATCATCAAAGGTGTTGGTTTGTCACCTGCGTCTACTTTTTCGTCTTTTTTATCCTCTTTGTCTTTAAATTCTTCAATATAACCACCGTCTAAAGACGCTTGTAAATTAATGAATTGAGACCCATCAACCACTTCACCGCTTTTTGCGATTCTGTTTCCTTTTAAAAGGTGTTGAATTACTTTGATTTTATATTTTGCCATTTTGCTTGGTTTTAAAAAGAAAGGGCGGTTAAACCCTTTCTTTGATTAAACTTTTTATACTTCACCTAACACTTTCATGGTGTAGATTTTGTCAATTGTGAATGGAATTGCTAATGGAGCCGAAGTTAATTCAAGAGTACTTGAAATTGTTCTTTCGTCATCATAAGCTCTTAATAAGAAATCAGCTTCCATAACACCAGGAACCTTGACCGTTGCACCACCGACGTTGGTTTGACGCATATAAGGAAGACCACCGAAGACTGTTTTACCTTGGAAATCACTTGGAAGAACAATTACGTTTTCTCTTGAAAGATAAGTCACAGTATTTCCTTCAGCGTCTGTGTATTTTTCGTTATATGTCCATAAGTTTACAACGAAATCACCTGCGGCGATTTGACCATGGAATGCCATTCCTGTGGCTTCACTGAATTGAGGCATATCAATTTCAATTCTGTTGATTCTTCTAATTTCAGCCTCTTCTCTTACAATAGCGTTTCCTAAAAACGCATTCATGGCGTCAGTTGTCATCACCACGTTAATTGTAGAAGCATTGGAATTTCCAACATCACGAAGAAATCTCATCGCTTTACCAAGGTCTAATAATGGGTTAGCGCCAGTCACTGACCAATAATTACTGTCAACATTTAAGTCAACAATTGATTCAGCTCTTCTTCTGTAATCGATGCTATCACCGTTCACCAAGGTAACGATACCTGTTTGAAGAACGTCTGCTTGCTGTTTACGAATTGCACGCTCAATTTTCTTACGGTTTTTACGAACATTTTTCAAAGCATTTTGAGCGATTGCTTGATTTGCCGGAGCAAGGTTTGTTGCACCAAGAGCCACTGTACTCATATATACTTCATCACGAGCAAAGTCGTAATCCTCTTTGTAAAAAGGAGGAACGTAAATATGTTCAGTTGCTTTTGTAAATTTGTTCTTTTTACCTTCAGTAAATCTTTGAACATCAACAGCGATTAAATCGTTGTCTCTCTCAACCTCTACATCAACGTGAAGAGTTGGAGTTGTTTGCGTTGGGAACCACGCAGAAAAGCCTGCTCTTACAGGAATATCCTCAACGAATTTGCCTACCACCGTTTTGGCGATTTGAGTACTATGCTCTTGAATTGGAATTGCCATATTAGTTATCGAAATTTGAATTTTCAGTCACGTTATGTAAAACGAAACCTAAATCGGTTAATACATCTTTTAAAATCTTATTACCAACTACGGTATTAAGTGTTACACCAGTCGGTAAAACCAACAATGAAGCATCAATATCACCACTGATACAAACATTACAATTCACTTCACCATTATCGGCAAGAGTGTTTTCTCCTTCAACATTTAAAATCCCAATAACATCACCAAGCGTATTGATTGGAGTTGGTTCAGCCAACGCATCGTAAGCCGCCGGAATTACTTTTGTTGGAGCACTTATGTCTCTTACAACCAAAATCCCAACAACGGCATCTAATTCATTACCGGTATTGTTTTTGAAAATTGCTTCAGAGTATCTGTTTCCGAAAGTAAAAATATTTTTTCTTTCGAAATCTGCGGTCGATTGGTTTCTCGTCGCATTTCTTTGAGTTGTTTCTACGCCCATCTCTAATTATTTTAATTCGAAATCAAAAGCCGCTTTAATTTCAGCCTCTTTTTCCTTGTTAGAAATTTTACTTAAATCAGTAGTTGATTCATCAACCACAACATCGTCAGCTGAATCGGTTTTCATAGAATCAATTTTTAATTTTGAATTCTGTTTAACGAAAAACTCTTCTCGCTGTGATTGTGAAAGTGGTAATCCACTTTTAATCCCTTCAGCCACCGCTTTTGCGTCGGTGTGTACGTGTGCCATCCACGCTCCGGCTCTATCTTGCTCCTGAGCGATTCCTTCAGCGACAATTTCATTGTAAGCATCTGGATGGGCAGTCTTGAATTCTGCTTTTGTCATCTTTTTATTGTTTATATTAGTACTTGTTTTGAACTCTGGTTTTGGTTGAAAGGTTTTTGAATCTGAAATAATATCAATCACTTCTGAAAAGCTCTTAATTCCATCAACAAAAGTACCAATCACATCTTTTGAAAAATAAGTTTTTCCATCGTCAAAGACCGTTGATTTTATCTGTGGTCTGTTTGATGAAATCATGTTGATGAAGTTTTCATTTATCGGGTCAAGCATTTCATTGATAATGATTTTATAATTATCTTCATTCAAGGCTTGCTCAAATCCCTCATTCTTTTTTGTTGATTTAGTAGCATAAAGGCGTATTGATTTTACTCCGTCTTTATCTTTACTGTTTGCTTCTTTACCTTCAAATTGAATCATTGTTCCTATTGAACCAACAACATTCATTTCTGATTCAGAATAAATTTTAGAAGTTGCTGAAATAATTCCATAAGCGGCTGAAGCCGCCACCCCACCTTTTGTGATTAAAGAATAAACCTCTTTGGTTTTTTTTACTTCATTAATAGTGTCAATCATCATTTCAACTGCTGAGCTTGAACCACCACCACTATCAGTCATGATTAAAAATGCTTTGATTCTATTGTCTAAAGACATTCTTTTCATAGTCGCTGAAAGCTCTTCCATTCCAACCGTTGAAGCCCCTCCACTTTTAGTGATTGGACCATTCAAATTAATTAAAGCAATGCCCTCGAAATCTTCTCTTGTATTTAATTGATATTCTCTTTCAACGATTTTAATGTTGTTTTTGAAATCATAAACATAAGTTGAATTCAATTTAACTGCTTCAGAATCAAATCTTACACCATTCTTGATATCTTGTAAAATACCAGTCATGACTGGTATGCTATGTACATCCATCATCCAAGGTGTTAAACCGTATATTTCTTTAGCCAGACTGAAATTTATCATATGCAAATATAATATTTTTTTGTTAAATAAAAGAAATTATGAATTTATTTTACTCACAGTTTCAAGAATTGTATTCATTTTTTTAGAAAATACATAAATCACAATTATTATGATAATCAAAATTGAACCAAAACCCATAGCAAAAATCCCCAAAAATAACTTGGTGTTATCAACTTCTTTGTCTTTAATATCAACTTCATTTTTATAGTCAGTCTTTTTAGCTGTTGTATCTTTTATGATTTCACGTGTATGTGTATTATTGTTGAAGATTTTTGTATTTTCAAAAGTTTGTTTTTCTCCCTTATCGTTTGTAAAGACAATTGGTTTTGACAAATCAACAGGTTCTAAAGAATAATTGCTTGAGCTAATCCATCTATTTATGTCAGTACCTGAATTTGATTCAGTCTTTAATTCAGTATCATTGCTTTCTTTGTACTTTTTAATTGAACCACAAGAAACAAACAACAAAACCACGCCTATTGTAATTATTTTTTTCATATCTACTATTTTGGAAGTCTTCTAATTACTGACTTCATTACTGATTTTAATTGTACCGCATAATCAGGAGCCGTGGCATAACCAGCCTTCGCGATTTCTTCAAAAAATCTTTCAGGATTTTGTTTGTGCTTTATTGCTTCAGAATATCTTTTGTTTTTTAAGAAAAACTGAATGTGGTCTTCAAAAGCTAACTGAGCTGAAGGGTATTTTCTAAACCAATCTTTAACAGTATATTTGAATTTTCTACCAACTTTCACTATTTTAATAATAACAGGAAATTTTACCTTATCACTATTTAAAAATTCAGTCGTGGTAATCAACTGTTCATTACCATTTACGCCATCAGTATCTTTTATACCGAAAAAATTGTTTCCAACCACCTTGGCACCCCAACCACTTTCAAGTGCTCCTTGAGTTAATGGGATTAAATAGTTAAAACCTGTCTTTTGCTCGACTTTTTTTGCTTCGGGCAAATATACTTTCACAAATTGTTCTGGAGTCATATTATTTGTCTTTTTTATTGTCTATTTCGTCTGGATTTTCTATTTGACCAAGCCACATTTTTAAAATCTTTGTAAGTCCTTTTCTAATTGATTGCAGTAGCATTGAAACAAAGTCAATATTTTCAACTCTTGTTTTAGTTTTTATACTGTACATTGATGTAAAAATACTAATTCCTTCACTAACTAATAGAACTTTTAAGACTATGTCAACCATAGGTGTGAAATCATACGTTTTTAACCCTTTTCCAATTAATGCCAATGTCATAGGGATGAGCAAAATCAATAGTTTGGTACTTAACCCAAAAAACAATATCTTAATTGAAACTTTATCTCCTAGAATTAAGGCTTTAGCAATTCCAAATACTGTATCTACACACATTAAGATGGTCAATATTTTAACAATATCTAAATCAATATTAAGAAAAATGAATGCGGTATAGATAGCCGCTTTAATTTCACCCGCATACTTGCAAAGGATTTCATAGGTAGTAAGTGTTCTGTCCATTTTTTTCATGGCTTTTTGTGTTAATATTATTTATACATCAGCTAAAGATGTATTTTGAAAATTTGCGGAAGGCTTTTTGTTAATTAATCAGTTGTTTTTGTGTATTCTATAATAGCAATTACTTTCACTTCTTGATAAACAAGTCCAGTCGGAATATTATTTCCAGTATCAATATTTCTTATAAGCAAAGCTCCGTCGTCAGGATAAAGATAAGCTCTCAAATCTATTTTAGAGTTTAGTTGAAGTTGATTATTATGACCAACTCCAAGACCTATATAGTCTTGAAACAAAACTTCTTGTCTAATTATTTCTTTATTTTCAAAATCAAAAGGAATAGAGTCTGTTTGAGTATTAACCACTTTTGTTAAAACTTTTCTATAAATAGGTTTACCATCAATCCATACCCCTCCCGTTTTTATTTCATCTGTTGAATATGAGTTAGCTTTGTCAACATAAGCTCTTTGAGCATAAACTTTTTTATTTGTTGGATAAATATCTGAGTGGTCTTCTGTTCCTTTTAAAGGTCCTAAAACCGAAATAAAATCCTCTTGCAAAAGAAATCCAACGGTTTTTTGTACAACTCCATTATAAAAATATTGTTCTAAAGCTAATTCATGGCCCAACATTTTAAGAACACCTTGTCGAAACGGTTCTTCTCCTTCAAGCCCAGAGCCTTTATATGCGTACATTTGTAGGAATTCGTCTGCTCCAAAATAAATTCCTTTCTTAATAGCGTATTCTTCTCCAAAGTCAGGATTTGCTGGCTGAAATAATTCAATATAAGCATTTGAGTCAATTTCTAAATTTCCTGTAATAGGTTTATCGCTCAGCGTTCCTGTAATAGGAATCCCTTCACCTCCAACATCTATTATTTCCCAATCAGTTCCGACACCAGGCTCACTGTTTGCTCCTGTTTTATTTATCCAGGTTTTACCTGCATGAGTTACAGAATCACCAACTCTATTTCGTAGGTTTAGCGACCACGGCTGGTTTTTGCTCGTTGTTTTTACTTGTATCATCGATTTCTTCTTTTGGTATTAATTTCTTTTCTTCAAGATGTTTTTTGTAGTTTTGATTCCAATCACCACTTCCCATCGCTTCAGTGGCTTGTTCGTAACTAATTAAAGCTGTCGTATCATCACCAAGCATTGCTCTAATGGCTTTCGCTTCTTTTAGTGGGTCAATATGTGGCATTTTCTTACCTGTGAATCTTGCGTTAAAATATGCTTCAACAGCCATGAAATCACCGCTGTTTTGAGCTTCAAGAAATCCAGATGCTTTGATTTTACCACTTAATATTTGATATTCAAGCCAAACTCTATAAAATGGCTCGTAAAATTTTTTAGCAAACTTTTGTCTATAAATTTCAACAATATGCTCCCAACCATTAATCGCCGCTCTAGAACTTGAATAGTTTTGTTCATATTTTTGTAAAGCAACTTCTTCTGGAATGTCGACTGAAGCACAAAGCCCAACAAAAACAGCTCTAAAAAACTCGTTAAATGATGTTTCACCACTGTTCGAAAGAGATATTAAATCACTTCCAGGTGTTAAATTCATGACAGTTCCTGACGTGCTTTGACGTAACATAGCCGCAGTTCTGCCGTTCTTCTCAAATGTGGTTTCTTCAGTTTCGTCTGTGGTCTTTTTTGAACTTAATTGTTGAGTTAAAATATTTTCACCAGTGCTTGAATCGTCATGTTTAAAAGCGTAGACCACATTCGCTGTCTGCTCTGCTTTTGTTACTGATGCTTCAACGAATCTGTCAAGTTTAGCAACTTTTTCAAGTATTGAAGATATTACAGGAATACCTCTGTGGTGGTCAATTCTTTCTTTGTTTCCGTAAATCATCCACGCCATTAAATTTCCATTTGAATTCACGGCTTTAATTCTTACGTGTTCAATAGTACTGCTATCACCATCAACTGAAACCCAGAACGCAACGTGTTCACCTTTTTTGTTTAATTCAATTCCGTGCTTAATAACGTTTCCTTCTTCCTTACCTTTATCATCAAATGGTGTTGAAACTTGCTGTCCATCAATAACTTGAATATTTGGACCATAATTATCAATACGAACAACGCATAAACAATCACCACCAAGAAAAGCGGTTTTAAAAGCCTCAGCGGCTTTTTCATGAAACCAATCTATTTTGTGATAGTCACTATATTTTGAATTTGAATAAAGATTAAAAAGTGCTTCAGTTTGCTTTTTAAAATCAGTGATGTTTTCATTGATACTACTCAACTCAAGAACTGTTTCGTCTGGTTCTGCTTGAAGTTTTAAACCATTACCGATAGTCCATTTAAAAAATTTACCTGTGATAATTTTTATAATATCAGTTTTAAGATTCATATCGTAAGCACGAAGTCTTAATCTTAAGTGGTCAGGAATTGTGTCATATACGCTACCAAGCTCGCCTGGAGTTTTTTCACCATCAAATACATCTTCTACGATTGGATTATATCCGACTCTACCGTTACCTATAAACATCATTGACCTTGTTTGAGGTTGAACTGAATTATCTTCAACTTCAACCTCAACTTTTTCAACAGGTTTATTTCTAAAAAAGTTCCATTTCATAGTTAATATTTTAGACGGCCTCTTAATACCGTAATATGACCATTTCTTCTGTTAATATACATTTGCAACATCTGTTCAAGAGCTCTTACTCCTTGAGTGATTTCTTTCACACTTCTATACATGGTGGTGACTTTCATCTGTCCGTCATCCATACTGTAAGAAGCCGTTCCACTATTATCGACCGCCTCAATTGAATTTAATATCATAGCGTCAATCAATGATTCGATAGCGGCAATTTTTGCGTCTAGAGTTGGTTTGCTCTGTATATATTCTTTAATAGTACACTCCATAATCTTACAAAAATACAAATAAAAATAATACAAATAAAAAAAGACCCTAAAATTTTAGGGTCTTTTTACAAATGTAAAACTTTAAATTTAAGAAACATGAAATGGTCGATACCTGGATAATGGTAAGACTATATCTTTTTGAAATAAATTCGCGGCTCGTTTACTTTTATGATTACCATTTATTTCACTAAAGTAATCACTCCGAAACAAATCAAACTTGTTTAACGGAACTAAAATAATTTCTTTTTGAGCTGGCACCAATAACATATCTAGATTTCTATCTTGCCTTAATAACTGCAAATCATAGTCATCGAGTTCAAATGTTGAATTGATGCAAATTTCTTTTTGAGTTTCAAAAACTTGGTTTTGAACTGCCTCGGTTCTTTTTTCATCTACCTTTTCATTCCGAACTTCATTTACTGTTGCAAAAGAAGTCGTCATTGGTAAAATCAAAAATGAAAACAAAATCAATAATACAATTTTTTTCATCTTACTTGGTTTTAATTAATAATAATTTAGATAACAAACTTAATATCTTTTTTTCGTTCCACCAAATTTATTTTTGCCCCATTAAAATTTCTACAAATGAAGCCCAATTCAAGTCCTTTAATTTTGTTGGATTAGTACGCTTGATTAAATCTATAAAAACACTTCTTGCCGCATCGTTGTAAACTCGAACGTCCCAAAAGTGATTCTCAACACTTGAATTTTTCTTCTCCCATTTAAACCCAACTGACTCTCCGTTTTCAACTTTTTCCTTTCTTGTCTCACTTTCATAGTGCTTAAAAAATCCCTTCAAAGAATATTTACCTTTTTCAGGTTGAGGAAAATTCATAAATCCATTTTCTTGAGTCCCGTCATCTGAAGGTCTTAACTTCATATTTTCAGCCAATTGGTCCTTTAATTGTTCAACATCCAATAAATATAAATTTGGAACGTTCGGTGATTTTTTAACAGTTGCCACATCCTTCGTATTACGTCTGTAATTCTGTTCAGTAATACCTTTTATACCAAAAACCCAATTTGACGGGCTGTGACAATCTTTGACGAATTGGTAGGCTTGTTTTGTAAAGTGTCCTGTATCAATTAAACTTAACTTGATATTATATGTAGCGCCACTTTCACTCGTCAAATCACCTTTGATAATTTCTTCAAGTAATGGCCAAACGGTATTTTTCATACCATGCATATAAGTATATTTCGTTCTATCTTGGTCGTTGTCTAAATCATCTTTACTTTTTGTTCTTCCTCTTTTAAATGTACCACAACTTCCATGATTGATTGAATAAGTGGCTCCTGAACTTGCGTGAGCTATAATTTCCCAATCTATACGAACGTCTTCATTACCGTCTTGCATCACACCACCTAAATCGGCCGCAAGCGTAATCAATGCAATTTCACCATTACCATCTCTTTCACAAGTCACATCAGGAATCATTCCAAGTTTATAATCACGAACGTTTTCCATTAACTGCATGATTTTTGGAATCTCACCTTGCTCTTCAAATGGTAAACCTAGACGAACGTTGTTGAATACTTTTAACAAGTCTACATTCACACGTCCTTTTGGTGGACAGGCCTTTAACCATTCTTTTACCAAACTAACCCAATCAATAAATCCTGGCGGAATAATTAATGAGTTCATGTAGTAACTTCTAATAAATCTGTCTTCAGGTTCTGCGGTTGGTATCCATTTTCCAAGAACATTCAAATCATGCTTCTCTTGGTTGCTGATTTTGTAGCCGCATTCTGGACATTTAAAGTGAACGCTTTCCTCAATCAATCTACTGTGCTCATCAAGCTCCCAAACAATACCGGCATATCCTTCTTCAGTTTTTATTTGCCAATCACTCGGAATATAAACAGCACAACCCGGACAAGGCCAATGCCATTTTCTTTGGTCACCTTGCAGGTACATTTCATAAACGTTTGACGTCTGCGTAATTGTCGGAGTACTTACATAAAAAGTCTTGGCTAAATTTCCATAAGACGTTTGACGTCCCTCAACTAATTTACGAATTGAACCCTCAGTCTTATCGGCTTTTGGAGCATTGTCAAAGTCATCCATAAATACCGTCTTAACACTAAAGAAACGAAACTTACCTGCGTTATTTGTACCCTCTATAATAGCATTACCACCAGCAAATTCTTTTGAAAAATCAGTGTCACCACTTCGCTGACCCTGAGCTCTTACAACATTCGGCCTAATTAAATGACTTAAACCACTTGAACGCATTAAAGGGTCAAACCTTTGAGTAATTGTTTTCTTTGCTATATCCTTATCAGATGCAGTAAACAAAAAGTTATCCGGGTGCTGGTCAATAATCCAAGCCATACCCGGCACAATTACACCCTGAGTGATTCCTGATTGAGCACCTTTCATCACTGCCGCAATTCGAATGGGACTTGACGGGTGCAAACAGTCAATGATTTCTTTTGCGTATGGCGAAAGTTCATAACTAAATCTACCACTAAACCTTGAAACTTCGTTGGTTAAAATAATATTCTTTTCAACCCACTCAGAAGGAATCTCCTTCACTGTCCTATATTGGTACAACTTGTCTTGAAAACTTCTTAACTTTTCAAGCCATAAACTTTTTACATCAATTTCGTTCTTAATCATCTTGACAGTCTTGACAGTTTTCATCCTCATCTAACTCACAAACTTCAACCCACCAACCACAAGTTTCACAACAACCAATTTCACTACAAATAGTATCAAGTTGGTCTGCTGTAAAATCATCGTCAGCATTTACATCTTCATCTTCAAAAAATTTGGTTTTGGCTTCGTCCATCGACATACAAGTTCCTTGAAGGTACTGTATAAATTCATCTAATTTTTCGTCAGTTATATTCATATCAAATTATTTTTTTTCACCTCGGTTTCTAACTTCACGATAATCATCAATCGCGTTCTCAATACTTGACATCGATACTTCTTTTGCACGCCTAACAGCGTCATCTAATTTTTCACTCAACTTGGTTGTGATTTCGGATAATTTCTTTCTATCTCCACCAGCAAGAATATCACAATAAACAGACGCAAGGTTTTCGGCGTCATTTTGAAAAGTTGCAAAGATGTCATGATTATGTATGTTTAAAATATTAAAGACCAAGTCAACCGGAATTAATTTTCCCGCTAACTTTTCAAGATTTAACTTCTCTTTTTCAGCACGAGCTTCCTGAAGCAACGTGTCAGCCTGCAATTTACGTTCAGCCCAATCAACAACCGATTGTGATTTTTCACGCGACTTTCCTTTCTTTACAGCAACTTCATCACTCTCTATTTTTTTAGATACTTTGTTTGATACCTTTTCAACCACTTGGTCGTAACTTTCATCAATCCTTCTAACCAATCTTTCCTTGCTAACTTTTTCCTCATGTATTTTTTGATACTTTTTGAAAAAAGCCTTGTTAATTGGGTCGTCACTATCTAATTTTTTTGTCTCAATATCATAGACCAACTTGTTTCGGTGTATGTTTGTATTGATTACTCCAGGCGTGGTTCGACATATTGCCGCGAATTCCTCCTTACTTAATTCAGCCATATTGTTATGTTATCGATTTGTTATAATGTCAAAAAACCTACCGTGGTTCTTGAATTTTTTACTCTTTTAATAGTTGTTATCGGTTACAAATATAAGAAAAAATTAACGAGGTCAATAACAAGGGTCAAATTCATGCTCAGTGAGTGAAAATCGGTGTACGCAACATAT